GATCGATATTACGGTCTTCTTGAGTTGGGTGAACTGGGTGGTCTCTGGAAGAACGTTGCTGGACGTTATGAAATAGACGGCAAGAAAGTTTATGCCAAAGCGATCTACAAAGATCCTGAGACTTATTTTACTCCTGAAGTGATGGAGAAACTTGATGAAATTGCTATGAAGGAGTTTAGTTATGGAGAAAGTTGAGTTTCTAATCCTTAGAAACCTTTTATATAATGAGCAATATCTTAGAAAAGTAGTTCCATTCATCAAATCAGAATACTTTGAAGACTTCAATCAAAAGGTTGTCTTTGAAGAGATCTCATCCTTTGTGCAAGAATATAGTCAAGTTGCGACTAAGGAAGTTCTTTGCATTGAGATTGAGAAGCGTCAAGACATAAATGATTCATCCTTCAAAGAGATTACTAATCTAGTTTCTTCTCTGGAGGATGTCCCTTCTGAGTTTCAATGGCTCTGTGATACCACTGAAAAGTGGTGCCGTGATCGTGCCATCTATTTGGCACTTATGGAATCTATTCATATTGCTGATGGTCAAGATCAAAAGAAGAATCGTGATGCCATCCCATCAATTCTCTCTGATGCTCTTGCAGTGTCTTTTGACACTCACATCGGTCACGACTACTTAGAGGACTATGAAGCAAGATACGAGTCCTATCACAGAAAGGAAGATCGTATTCCCTTCGATCTTGAATACCTGGATAAGATCACCAAGGGTGGTATTCCTAACAAGACTCTTAACATCGCTCTTGCGGGCACTGGTGTTGGTAAGTCTCTTTTTATGTGTCACTTTGCCAGTTCTGTTCTTCTTCAGGGTAAGAACGTTCTTTACATCACTTGTGAGATGGCTGAAGAAAAGATTGCGGAGAGGATTGATGCGAATCTCCTAAATGTTAATATCCAAGAGATTACTGATCTTCCTAAACAGATGTTTGAGAGTAAGGTGACAAACCTTGCACAAAAGACTCAAGGAACTCTTATAATCAAGGAATATCCAACTGCTTCTGCACACAGTGGACACTTTAAGTCACTTCTTAACGAACTTGCACTTAAGAAGTCATTTAGACCTGATATTATTTTCATTGATTACCTTAATATATGTGCTTCCGAAAGGTATCGCTCAGGTGGCACTGTCAATTCATATTCTTATATCAAAGCAATTGCAGAAGAACTTAGAGGACTGGCTGTTGAAGCAAACGTCCCTATCGTTTCTGCCACGCAGACCACTCGTTCTGGTTATGGTAGCTCTGATGTTGAGCTTACTGACACTAGCGAGTCCTTTGGTCTCCCTGCTACTGCTGATCTTATGTTTGCCCTTATTTCTACAGATGAGCTTGAGGAGTTGGGACAAATTATGGTGAAGCAGTTGAAGAATCGATATAACGATCTTAGTGTTTATAAGAGATTTGTTCTTGGTATCGATCGTGCAAAGATGCGTCTGTATGATTGCGAACAGTCAGCACAGAATGATATTCTTGACAGTGGTAAAGAAGAAGAGTATACTTATGAGGAAGCAAAACCTAAAAAATCATTCGATGGATTCAAGTTCTGAGTTGAGTACAAAATCTCAGTCTCAACTGAAGAGACAAGATTTTCCTCATTATTATGAGGTAAAGATTCCCAATCATCCTAATGGTGTTCCACAAATGCACGTTGGTAATATCAAGGATGCAGAAAGAATTCTGGAAATGTATCCAGACGCAACTATCGAAAAGATTTATCTTCCTCATCCACCACAAACTGTGGATGTTCCTTATGTTAAAGTAGCTCCTGACTTGGAACTACCGATGCAACAAATCTTACCTGAAAGCGAACTACAACCTATTGATTTAACATGACCGTAGATACCGAAAAGTACCTTGAATTCGTAGAAGGAGTGACCAGTGCTCCTAGCCTTGATTATCCTATTCTTGCTGCTCGTCTTAGTGAGTTGGAAGTAAACGGCACTAATGTTCCTCAACTTCTGACTGCTGCACTTGGTTTGACTGCTGAGGCAGGAGAGTTTACTGAAGTTGTAAAGAAGATCTTCCTGCAAGGCAAACCTTATACGGCAGATAATGTTTTTCACATGAAGCGTGAGTTGGGTGATATCTGCTGGTATTTGGCACAGGCTTGCATGGCACTTGACACCACATTCGATGAGGTGATTGAGATGAATGTTGAGAAACTGAAAGCACGCTACCCTGGTGGTGAGTTTGATGTTCACAAATCCGAAAATCGTAAGGAAGGAGACCTGTGAAAGATTTCAAAATCCCATTTGCTATCGTATCTTTCTTGTTAGTTCAGGGAGCAGGTGCAGTATGGTGGGCATCTCAAGTTGATGGACGAGTCCGAACTCTTGAAGCACAGAGTTTGAATATCGCTAGAGAAAATCGTAGGTACATTGAGCAAGTAATTCAGCCATCCTACGGAATTAGTAGTGCTTGGAAAAATCAATACCACGATGAGTGGGTTTTAAAAGGAGGATGGAAATGATTACTATTAGTATGGATGTAAGAACAGCAGCTGCCGTTCGTCAGTCACTGTTTACTGATACAAAAATGTATACTTATGATCCTAAGAGCGTACCTCCACGAGTCTCTGACATTCGTTCTGTGATTCAAGACCTTGATGATCAGATTGAATTGGAACTTGGAGAGGATAGTAATTCCTAAAGATTATAAATATTCTTTAGGAATAATTGTGTCTGGGAAATGAACGCTCAAGATCTTAGAAATCTCTCTGAAGCATATACTCAATTGAGTGCAAAGAAAGATGATTCATATCTGGAAACAGACATGAAAAAACGTAGAGAGAATAATGAGAAGGCTGTAAAAGATATGAAAAAAATGGGGACGATGAAGAATCCCCATTTTGAAGAGGTTGAAAAGTTTCGTGCCAAGATGGCAGAGGGACTTGATCCTGTAGGAAAAGAAGACGGTGATGTCAATAATGACGGTAAGAAAGATAGCACAGATAAGTATTTGATGAATCGCCGTAAGGCAATCGGCAAGGCAATGAAGAAGAAGATGACGGAGGGTGTCCGTGATCTTGATCCTGAGAAAGGAACTGCTGAGCGTAAGGCACGTCTTGAGAAAAAACGTGGCATGAAGATGGATGACCATCCTCAGTATAAGAAAGAAGCATTTGCATTCTCTGATCTTGAGTTAGAAGAACTCAATGAGTTTGCACAAGTCATCGATCAAATGACTGATGAGCAACTGGTTGATTTCATGGAAGAGATCATCCTTGAAACTGCTGAAGATCAAAATGATCTGATTGAAATCTGTGAGCATCTTGAGGGTGTTGAGTTACTCTCTGAGGTATCTGATTCTTACTATGATTCTGCAGTTAAGGCTTCAAAGGCAGCAGCAAAAGCAAATCGTCCTTCACGCATGGACCGTATGAAGTCTGCCGCAAAGGCAGCAGGCTCTAGAGTGAAAGCAGGCATTAAGAAAGTTGGTAAGAAAGCAGTACAGACTGCTGGTAAAGTTGCTGGAGAGTTCTCTGCTGCTAAAGAGAAGCAGAAAGCAAAAGCAATGGCACGTTCTGATTCGTCATCTTCTGACTCTGATAGTGGATCCACCACTACAACTACCACTACTAGTGCTCCTGCTAAGAAGAAGCGTCCTAGCCTGTTGGGTAGAGCAGCAAGAGCAGTTGGTAGAGGTCTTAAGAAAGCAGTTGGTAAGACTGCCCGTGCAGTATCCAGCGGTAGCGACAAACTCGCCAAGCGTTTGGGAGAGGACTACGATCAGATTGCACATCTCTATGAGTCTGGTAAGTTCACTATCACTGAGATCGAAAATATTATCGAATCTGAGTGATGATTAATGTCAGTCGCCCAAAAAATTGTTGACAACTCATCAAAAATTTTTGGTGATCTAAGTAAGTTTTTTTCTCAAACATCTGTAGCGAACGGTGATCGAGAAATAGATAAATGGGACAATAAGTCTCAGGACATGATCTTTGCGAAAAGCGGATCAACTGTTGTCTTGAGACCAAGAATTAAATCGAAAACTGAAAGGGATTGGTTAAGGGGAAAATTTAAATCATATATTGAGTCAAGACAGACGGAACTAGAGAAAGAAATAATAGAAGCAGTTCCTCCAAAAACTGCATATGCTTTTTCTTATGAAGAAGAAGTTGTGGCTGGAACTGGAATTAAGTCTTACATAATTAAGGCAACTGAGGATGGAAAGAAAAGAGCTGCGATCACCATTCTTCTTCAATCAAAGGGGATGTCAAATGGTTCCGCCGGTAAGAGAGAAGACCCTCATGAATTAATGACGGCAGTTCTCATACAGGAAAAGATGATGGTTGATTATACTAAGATTAATAAAACAAAAAATGCTGTAGAACAATATAAAGAAGTCGTTGATAAACTTTTTAAGTCTGCTAGTAAAGTTCAGGGAGCTGCAGGACTTAATGGATTCTATACAGATAGTGATAAGAATGAACCAGATTTAGTAAATCTTGCAAAAGCAGTATCGGTTTCTAACTATGTTATAAGTGAGATTGGTAACGCTGATGTAGAAACCGTTTGGCAAACTGGAACTAAATGGGCATCTGAAATTAAAAAATATAATGTTGGACCTAAAACAATTCAAAATTATAATTCTTCAGATATAATTGTTAAATTTCACACGAAAGGTAAAAGTGAGGCAACTCATTATTGGGGATTGAGTTTGAAGAAAAGAGGAATCGGAGAACCGGAACCAACTCTTCTCAATAAACCAGCGTATGGGGCTAAAGGTTTTCTCACTAAAAGTATTCCTCCAGCAGAGCATAGAAAAATAGAAGATAAGAAGTTAAAGTTTTTTAGAGGAGCACTAAAAGTAAAAACTGGCAATGCTTCTTATAAGGGGAAGGAGATTGATAAGATGCCTGTTAAAGAGGTTTTGAAGGCATGTAACACGGAGTTTACTAACAGAGTAGAAAAAAGCGAAATGCTCCGAGGTCAAGGGAAATTTAAAAGTAATCCAAACATTTATTTCAAAGAGATGGATAGAGTATTCATCAAATACTTTGATAATAATGAAGAATTCTTTAAAGAGTTTTTAGATACCATATTTAAAATTAATTTAGATACCTATCTACAAGATGCTTCTTTTCACTTTAGTCTAATAACAGGTGAGGGTGATTATAAAAACGGACAAATATTTGAAGTTAAAAAACCTCTAGAAAAGGAGGGAAGACTGACCTCAGAAATTTTTAGAAAGATATTTTCTGATCCAGATTCTAGTGTTTACAGATTGGTTCAACAAAAAGATAAACCACATGCCTTTGAGGAGACTGCAACTGCTGCTAAACTATTCTATGAAATGTTAATTGGAAAACCTGGAAGTCCCATTAGTGTTGTCATGCTTGAGGTAAGATATAAAGGAGCACTAACGGGAGAACCACAGTTCCAGGTTTTTATGTCTGTTAAGAGAAATAGTTTTTCTAATCTTTACAAACAAGAAGCAGCAAAGAAAACTTTCGGTCCAGATCGTTGGAAGTAGAAACACTAAATATAGTATAAGGACTAACAATATCGATGAAGAATTTCTTCCAATTTCTAAGTGAGACTCAATCGCAAGCATCGATGCAGGCGAAGAAGTTGAACCTTAAGAGTGACGGCCATGGTGGTTGGTTGGATACTCGTGGAAAGTTTGTTGCGAAGACGGAAGATGGTAAATTAAAGTTCGTTGATAAGAAAGACCAAAAGAAAGATGATTCGCCAGCAAAGGGTCAGAGTAAAACTCAAGACAAGTCCCAAACTCAAAAAACTAAAGCAACTCCACAAGAAACTAAACCAAAAAAATCTGGTGAAGGAGAAGTAACAGATCAAGGTGCTGCTGATGAAGATACACTGACAGTAGCATTTGGTCGTTTTAATCCTCCAACTGTTGGTCATGGTAAGTTGCTTGCTGCGGCAAAGAAAGCATCACAAGGTGGAGAACTGAAAATCTATCCATC